CCCGGCAAATTTAAAATCCGTTTTTGAACAGGATCTTCAACTTCATGTTCCACTATACCGAATGATACTCACGTTGAAGTGAAAGTAACGGTACCGTAACATTGCTGATCATGAGTTAGACGCGGAGCTTATACCATAGAGTCCCTCTTGCTCACAAATTCGTTCCCCTGTATATCGTGATACTTCGTTACCTTAATCTACCTTTTACCGGGCCCTGATAATGCCGCAATCACCGTTCTACTCCAGCCCTAAGTGGCGAAAGACACGAGAAGAGCACCTTCGCCGTTTTCCGGGGTGCGTGGTATGTAAAGCCGTTGGGTTCTTTACCCGGGCAATAGAAGTTGACCACGTTATTTCCATGCGCAATGGAGGCGCCCCGTTCGACCATGCCAACTTAAGGAGTCTGTGCAAGAGTCACCACTCCCAGAAAACTATCATGCTAGATGGGGCCCATAAGGCAAGCGGAAAATTGCTGGTTACCACTGGCCCCGATGGCTACCCGGTCCACATCGAAAAACCGCAGGAGACCGTTCGTGTTCTTAAACGATTCCGCTAGGCCAGCCTTGGGAGTGTTCTACGTCTACGTGTACCTAAAGCCGGACGGCTCACCTTTCTACGTCGGCAAGGGTGTTAACGATAGGTATATGAACAACACGAGAAATGCATGGTGTAGAAAGACACTTAGCAAATACCGAGGTAGGGTACGCGTGGAGTTTATCGAGGCCAAAAGTGAGGCAGAAGCATTTCACATAGAAATGACGCTAATACTCCTGTATGTAAACGCCGGTGAAAAGCTGTGTAACATGACTATTGGGGGTGAAGGCAGGTGTGGTAGGGCTTTAACTGCGGAGCATTCAGCTAAGCTCAGCGAATCAGTTAAGCGTGCTTGGCAAGACCCGGAAAAGCGTGCGCGGCTCTTAGCCACCAAACGGGAATGGGCAGATGGGTTTTGGACTAAGGAAAGGCGAGCAGCCTTGTCAGCCAGGGTTAAAGGCAGGAAGAAAACGCCCGAAGAACTCCGTAAGCTTTCGGAGGCACAGCTAGGAAAACCTAAGTCGCCCGAGACCCGCGCAAGGATGGCAGAAGCAGCCCGTAAGCGCTGGGCTGACCCAGGTGGGCGGGCCAAGATGATGGCTGTGAATTTTATGCATTTGGTAAAGCATGGTAGGCTTGACTAGACTAAGGAGTATCGTTCGTGCCCCGAAAAAGTTCTAACCCTGACGCGCTGGCCCTTCCACCGCCGCGCACCGCCCGCGCCCGCCGCGCTCGCCCGAGCGTGCCGGATGACCTGGACGAAATCGACGACTTTCCAGAAGTCGAGGACCGTGAGCCGATTCCGTTCCGAAGCAACCGCTTGGAAGTGGTCGAGCAGACCATGGCAAAGCGCATTAAGGGAAAACCGCTGTACCCGTACCCGGCTGAACTGCCCGAGGCACACAAACCGTTCTGGCTGGAGCTGGTTAACTCGTTTGAGGACGGCTTTTTCCACCCAGCTGATGTGCCGATCCTAAAGCTGTACTGCCGCTGCGCCCATGACATCGAGCGCTGCAACCAGCTTATCGAGGAAGAGGGCGACGTTATCTGGGGCGCCAAAGGCCCGATGGTCAACCCTCGTGTGAAAGTACGTTCGGCCAGCGAGGCTGTGCTGCTGAACCTGACAACCAAGCTGCGTGCTCAGCCGGCCAGCCGTGGCAACTCGACGGAGTTTCAGCGGAACGATGCCAAGGCGGCGAACCGGCGCCACGGTGACCAAGTTATCGACGAGGACGAGGAACTGCTGCTCGGCGCGGCGGAGCGGCGTGGTCAAGCCCACACGTTGAATTGATATGGCTGAAGAGATTAAGCGGGTTCGGAAGACGCCTGCCAAAAAGTCCACGAAGACCATCGATGCCTCGCCCGAGGTAAAGGCCACGGCGGTCGCTGTGCAGACTCTTACCCGAGCCGAGCGCATCATCAAGTTCATCCACAAGTACATCGTCGTGCCCGAGGGCATGTTGATCGGCCAGAATATGAACCTGCTGGCCGAACAGCAGGAGTTTATTCGGGCCGTGTACGACAACTTGGACGAGTACGGCAAGCTGATAACCCGTACCGGCATATTCAGCATCGCCCGTAAGAACGGCAAGTCGGGCCTGATTAGCTCCATCTTGGGCGCGCATATTTTTGGCCCCGAGCAGAAGACAAACGCTCAACTTTACAGCGCGGCTCGTTCGCGCGATCAGGCGGCGTTGGTGTTCAACTACCTTGCCAAGTCCATTCGGCTGCGCAAGGACCTCGTTAACTTGGTGAACATTACCGACTCTGGCAAGAAAATCCAGGGCTTACGTTCTGGCTCGCTGTACCAAGCGCTGTCCGCCGACGCGACCACGGCGCACGGTAAGTCCCCTGCGCTGTCGATCCACGACGAGTTGGGCCAAGTGATCGGCCCGACGGACGCCCTGTTCGACGCGCTCGAAACCGCCGGCGGTGGTGTGGAAGAGCCGTTGTCGCTAGTCATTTCCACGCAGGCGGCGAGTGACACCGATCTGCTGAGCATTCTTATTGACGACGCGCTGCGCAACCCCACGCCGGAAACCATCGTGCGGCTGTACGCGGCCGACCCGGAAGCCGATATTTTCAAAGAGGAAACTTGGTACAAATCCAACTTTGCGCTCGGCATTTTCCGTAGCCTTAAGGACATGCGCGACTTCGCCGGCAAGGCGAAGCGCATGCCCAGCCAGGAGGCCGCGTTCCGCAACCTGTACTTGAACCAGCGGATTTCGCGGCTGTCGCTGCTTGTGCCTCCATCACTATGGAAGCAGTGCAACAGCATTCCGAACATCGAATTGTTCTACAAGCACAAGGTTGCCATCGGCCTTGACTTGTCGGCCACGACCGACTTAACGGCCGCTGTGCTTAGCTGCCAGGACCCTGACACCGGCATTGTCCACCAGATAACCTACGTGTTCACGCCAAAAGACACCTTGCTCGACCGCGCCAAGACCGACCGCGCGCCGTATCACGTGTGGGCCGACAAGGGCCAAATCATCGCTGTGCCCGGCAAGCACATCAGCTATGACATGGTTTGTGAGTTTCTAGCACTCGCCACCGAGGGAATGAACATAAACATCATGGCGTTCGACCGCTGGCGCATTAAGGAGTTTAAGCAGGCGTGCGAGCGCGCCGGCTTTGCGCAGAACCCGCTTATCAAGTGGAGCCCGGTGGGGCAGGGGTACCGCGACATGGAACCGCGTGTGGCCCGGTACGAGGAGATGCTGCTTACCGAAGGTCTAGCCCACGGCTCGCACCCGGCCCTGAACATGGCAGCGGCCAACGCTGTCGTTGAAATGGACCCGGCCCGCAACCGCAAGCCCGACAAATCGAAGTCCAGCGCCCGTATCGACCCACTGGTGGCGAGCCTTATGTCCATGTACGCGTGCCTAGTGGACGAAGAAGAACCCGAAGCACCCAAGAAGCCAGTGGACGAAAAGAGCATGTTCTTTGTGTAGGCACCGGCTTACGCTCAAAAACTAGTGGCGGGTGTACGATTCGCCCGGCCCGCGCTGGGCAAGGAGTAACAAAATGCTTTTTGACCTGTTCGGACTCAAGCAACTTAGGCACATCATCAACCGCAACCATGGAGTAACTATGTCCGCCCTCGACAACCTCAAGCGCGAAGTCGAAGAAGCCACCGCCCAAAACAAGGTGCTGCTCGACGCCCTCAACAACCTGCGCGCCGACGTGCAAACCGCCCGCGACCAGTTGGCCGATGCCGTCGCCAATGGTGGTGACGCTGCCTCGCTGCAAGCCCTGGCCGACCAGCTGGACGCCAACCAAAAGGCCGCACAGGAAGCACTGGAACAAGGCGGCGTGGTCGCACCCGCCCCGGCCGAGCCGCCGACGGAAACCCCGCCTGCCGGCGAGCCCGCCACGGACCCGGCACCGACGGAACCGGCACCCACCGAGCCGACCCCGACCGAGCCGACCCCGACCGAGCCGACCCCGACCGAAGACAAGCCGCTGGTGTAAGGAGGACGCACCGTGAGTTATTCTTTTGGTGCCCGTGCGGCTGACAAGGGTGCTTTGCGCGCCACTATCGAGGCCGAAATGGACAAGGTCGTTGCGAGCCAGCCGGTGCACGCCGCTGACAAGGCGGCGGTGCTCGCCGTGGCAGATGCCTACCTCGACCTTTTGGGCGCGCAGCCCGAGGGCCAGGACATCGTCGTAAGCGTGCATGGCAGCTTGGGCTGGAATAAGCCCGACGAGTTCACTTCGGTAAACGTCGGCTTTAGCGCGTACTACGCGCCGCCGCAGGCGTAAACCACAGTCGCGCCTCCCCGAAAAGCCCGCCCTGTGCGGGCTTTTTTATAGATTATCGCCGATAATTGGTCTTGCGTTTCTACCCGTTGTGCTATATTCGCGGGCCATGAACCAAGCCGATGACCGCAACCGCCCTGGGAAACGCGAACGTGACCCCGGGCAGGATCGTCAGCAACGGTAACACTCCACGTGACTTGGCAACGGTGGCCCTAGCGGCGTAAACCCGGCCTAGTCGATGCTCAACCGCACCGAATAGGTATTGCCATGGACCTCGTCTACAAGGAAGCCACCGTCGAAGACGCGGGCGACCGTACATTCAAGTTCGTCGCAAGCGACGAGACTCCCGACAGCTACGGTGACGTTGTGCTCGCCAGCGGGTGGGACTTGAAGCGCTACAAGCGTAACCCCATCGTCCTGTTTGGACACAACAACAACATGCCGGTCGGCTTTTCGCCCTCCACCAAGGTGGAAGGCACGCAGCTTATCAGCACCATCAAGCTGGCCGACGAAGGCACCAGTGACTTCATCGACACGCTGTTCAAGCTGATGAAGCAGAAGATCGTTCGGGCAGTGTCCGTCGGTTTTCGTGTTACCGCCGACCCGTCCATCCGTCGCGACAAGGACGGGCACATGCTCGGCTATGAATACAACGGGCAGGAACTGCTGGAAAACAGCGTCGTTTCCATTCCTGCCAACCCCAACGCACTCGCCCTTGCCAAAAGCTGGGGCGCGCGTGATTCGACCATCAACCGCATTTTCGCAGAGGACGCGATTGTCCAAGCTGCAAAACGCCAGCGACAGTTGGATCTTCTTCGGCTCGGCGCTTCGAGCATCCGCATCAAGTAACTCACAAGGAAAATACCATGTCTTTCAAGGCACAGATCGAAGCGCTGCGTAAGCAACGCGAAAGCAAGATGGAAGCAGCCACCGCGCTGCACAAGGCAGCGAACGACGAGAACCGTACGTTCACGGCCGAAGAAGAAACCCGGTTCGAGGAACTCACCAAGGCTTGCGAAGCCCTGGACGCGCAGATCGTCGCGACCGAGCGCCTGGAACGTCTTGGCGCAAAGTCGGCCGTCGCGGTCGGCGGTGAAGGCGCCGGCGAAGGCGACGGCGAAGCCGGCAACAACGGCCCGCCCGGCAAAGGTGGCGTGGAAGTCAAGTCGCCCGGCTCGATTCAGGTCGTGCGCAATCTGCCCAAGGGCACCGTGTTCACGCGCTACGCGATGGCGCTGGCTTCCAGCAAGGGCAACCTGATGCAAGCCGCAGCCGTCGCCAAGACGATGTGGTCCGACACCACCCCCGAAGTGGAACGCATCATGAAGGCGGCTGTCGCCGCAGGTACCACCACGGACTCGACCTGGGCGGCACCGCTGGTGGACTACCGCGTCGCCACCGAGGAATTCGTGGAGCTGCTGCGCCCCGAGACCATCCTGGGCAAGATCGAGGCCAAGCTGCGCCGCGTGCCGTTCAACGTTCGCATCCCGCGCCAAACCGCTGGCTCGTCCGTCGGCTGGGTCGGTGAAGGTGCGCCGAAGCCGGTTGGCAAGCTGGCGTTCGACACGATCACCATGCCGGAAACCAAGATCGCCGGCATCGTGGTCATCACCCAGGAACTCGCGCGCTTCTCCAGCCCGCAAGCCGAAGCGCTGGTGCGCGCCGACATGATCGAGGCCATCTCGCTGTTCACCGATACCTCGTTCATCAACCCAGCCCTGGCTGGCGTGACCGGCGTCAACCCGGCCTCGATCACCAACGGCGCCGAGAAGGTGAAGTCCACCGGGACGACCCTGGCCCAGATCGAAGCCGACCTGATGGCCGCGATGCTGTGGTTCACGACCCGCAACATCCCGCTGTCCAGCGCGGTGTGGATCATGAACCCCGCCACCAAGATGGCCCTCGCATGGAAGCGTACCGCGCAAGACGTGGCCGCGTTCCCCGGCGTGGACCAAGGTGTGCTCAAGGGCATCCCGATCGTCGAGTCCAACAGCATCGGCCAGTACGACTTCGACGCGGCCGGCACGGACAACGCCCTGGCGTACTTCGTGGCGCTGGTGTCGGCACCCAACATTCTGTTGGCCGACGATGGTCAGGTCATGCTGGATTCCAGCGCCGAAGCGTCGATCTCCATGACCGACGACGGCGCGGGCACCACGCTGACCAGCCTGTGGCAGCGCAACATGATCGGCCTGCGCGCCGAGCGTTTCATTCACTGGATGAACCGCCGCGCCAACGCCGTGTACGTCATCACCGACGCCGTCTGGTCCTAATCCCCAGTAGGGGTTAGCCTAGCAGGGCCGGTCGCCGCAGGGTGACCGGCCCTTTTTATTAACTACCTAGGAGGTTCTTAAATGCCGCAGCCTGCAACCCTGTACCCCACGGGCCCATTCAACTACGGCGGTCGCGTGTACCTCCGCGACGAGCCGCTCAAAAACCACAACCTTACCGACGAGGAAGTGGAATTCTACAAGCGCCGTGGCACCCTCAACGACACCCCGCGCAAGGGTTCCGACCTCACCCGCATCGCTTCGGCCACCGTGCCCCCCATGACGACGGAGGACGCACCGAACGCCCCGAGCAAGCCACCGGCCGAGGAACCCCCCAAGGACACCCCGCCCGGCGAAGACAAGGTGACGGAACCGCCCAAGGACACCCAGCCCCAGGACGCCGCCGCCCTATTGGCCGAGCGCACCCGTCTGGCAGCAGAAAAGCTCAGCAAGAAGGGTCGTTAAATGGCCGACCGTGTTGGCTTCTTCCGGCGTGTGCTTAGCGGGATTATCCCGGCGCCGAAGACCACCGAGGTTGCCAAAGCGGTTAGCTCGGCGGTACCTGTCAACTCGCATAGCGTTGGCTATTCATTCGGCATGGGCGGCTACGCGCCGCACGAGCCGTTCACGCAGGCGTGGCAGAAGAACATGGAAGGCAAGTCCTACCGTGACCCTGTCATGCTCGCCTTTAGCGCGGTGTATGCCTGCGTTACGATCATCAGCCAGGACTTGTCCAAGCTGCCGATCAACGTGCGCATCGTCGATCCGGCTGACGGCATCGGCACGGCCACTGCGCCGCTTACCGACCCGTATCAGCGGCTGCTGCGTCGCCCGAACGAGTACCAGACATCGCTGGACTTCCAGCAGTTTTGGTCTGCCTGCAAGCTTATTCGCGGCAACGCCTACGCGCTGAAGGAATTCGATGGTCGTGGCGTGCCAATCGCGATGCACATTCTGCACCCCGACCGGGTGCGCGTGCTTATCGAGCCCGTGTCGAAGGAGGTCTACTACCAGTACACGCCGCACGCGAACGACATGGTGGACTTTTCACGGTTCGGGGACTACGAGGGTACGTACCTGATTCCTTCGCGGTTCATCATCCACGATCGCATCAACTGCCTGTGGCACCCACTTATCGGCGTGTCACCCCTGTTCGCGGCCGCAGTTTCTACTGCGACTGGCGCGCGCATTTTGATGAACTCGGAACGTCTGTTCGGCAACATGGCCCGCCCGAGTGGTGTCCTCAGCGCCCCGGGCGAAATCAACGATGTTACTGCCAAGCGGCTGAAAACCGAATTCGAAGCGAACTACTCCCAGGGCAACATCGGGCGCACCGCGGTTCTGGGCGATGGCCTCGAATGGAAGCCGATGACGCTTACCGGCGTGGAGGCCCAGCTTATTGAGCAGCTCAAGTGGACCATCGAAGACGTGGCCCGCGTGTTTCGTGTGCCGATGTACCTGCTGAACGACACTGCCCGCATGACTTACAAGAACAGTGAGCATGCTGCGCAGGCGTACTACAGCGGGTGCTTGCAGTACCACGCGGAAAGCACCGAGGCCCGATTCACGAACGACTTTGGTTTCGATGAAACATCGAAGCGGGTGGAGTTCGACGTGGCTGGCATGTTCCGCATGGATACCAAGGAACGTTTCGAAGCGTACAACGCCGGCATTACCGGCGGGCACCTGTCGCCGAACGAGGCGCGGGAGATGGAAGGCCGCGGTCCAGTCAAGGGCGGCGAGGAACCCCGCATGCAGATGCAGTACGTGCCGCTGTCTACGCCAGTGGCCGACCCGACCGCCGATGCACCGGCCCCTGCACCAGCCGCCGAACAGCCCGAAGACGATGAAAAGGCCATGAGCGAAACCGCGCACGCTGAAATGCTCGCGATAATCGCCCGCATGGCTGGCGGTGCCGGCCGAATCCAACAATGCCGCGAAGGAATGACGCAATGAATCAAACCGAGCAATTGATGCTCGCTTCCATTCGGGCCTGTGCCGCAACGGTCGAAGAACTCGTCGCCGCAATGGCTGCGATGCCTGCCCAGCTAGCGCGCCAACTCGAAGAAGTGCGGCAAGGGGTCGCCGTGGCGCTGCGCGAGCAGGCCGAAGCCACCGGCAAGGCCCTAGGTGTTTGCGAAGCCCTGCGGGCCGATATGGCCGAGCTAGGCGGGGCCGTTACTGCCCGCCTCGACGCGGCCGAGCAGGTGCAGGCCGAAACCCGCCAGATTATCGCCGATAACCAAGCCCACGCCAGCGAGCAGGCCAAAGATTTCGCCTTGGGCCTCGACGGCGTGCGTGAGAGCATGAAAAAGGCTACGGATGTGCTGCACCATGCTGTCGGTACCGTGCGCATTGAGCTGGAAACGGCCATTGGCAATGTGGAGGCCAAACTCGGCGAGGCCGGCACCACTTTTGCCGAGCGCATCGCTGAACATTCCAACAACCTGTTCGACCTGAACGCGCTTGTGCCGAAGGTGAAAACCGAACTGGCCGAGCAAGTCGCCAGTGTGCAGGCGCTTGTGGAAGGCGTACAGGCCAAGGCGGTCGAAGCAAACCTGGAACTTGCCCGCGCAACCGATGTGAACTTGCAGGCCGTTTGTGCCCGTATCGAAGCCGCCGAGGGTGCGAACAGCGACAACTTTAAGGCCATCGGCGCCGTGAACAGTCGCATCGACGAAGTCACAGTTACCAGCGCCAAGGAACTTGCAGGTGTGCACGACAGGTTGTCTGTATTGGGCGAAACTTCGGCTGACACGCGTAGGCAGTTGGAACAGGTCGTCGAAACCACCGGGCAGCAGGTTAAGACGGTTGAGGACGACCTGCGCGGCCGCATTGCCTCGGGGTTCACGGCGCTGTCGCAGCGCATGGACGACATGGCTGCCGAAGCCGGGGACCGCTTTACAGCACTGGCCGACGCGGACACCGAACTGCGGCAGGGTGTGCAAGCTGCGCGGGAAACCGCCGCCAGCGAGTTGACAATTGTCGTTAGCGACGTGAATAAATCCATCGTTCAGTACTTCGAGAACGCCACCGGCCAAACATTGGTCGTTGCCGAAGACCTGAAAAAGACCACCGACACCGTTATCAGCGAGTCCAAGAAAGCCATCGACGCTGCCATCGCCCCGCTGCAGGACCAAGTGCTTACGGCTCGCGAGGATGTAACTGTGCTTCGTCGGGAAGTGGACGGACGCCTTAGCAGCCACCTTACCCTGATCGAGGAAAACAACCAAAATCACCTCGAAGCGATTCAGGACCTTACCCGCACGACCGGCGACAGCATCAAGGCGGTGCAGGCCGATGGTGAAGCCCTGCGCACCGAAATCACGGAAGTACGTACGCTGGCTGTGGACAGCGGGACAGCCATGCGCGCGGCGCACGACAGTTTTGTTGTGCTCACACTCGATACATTCAAGGCTGTCGATGTCAAGGTCGCCCAGGTCGCGGACACCGTTAACGACGTCAGCACGGCTATTCATGCCGATGTCGCCAAGCACGTAGCGGAACTGCGTGCTGCCGACAGCGAAACCCGCGAGGACGTTGCAGGCGTTAAGGTTGCCGTGGGTGAACTCAACCAACTCGCTGCGAAACACGCCACGAATATCGAGGATGTGCGCGAAAGCGTGTCTGTGGTTCGTACAGGTGTCGAAGCTCAACTGGTAGGCATTCGCGAGGCCATTACCGATGTGCGCATCGACGCAGATAAGGTGCTGGCCGAGCAGAGCCAACACATCGACACGTTGTTCACGGGCGCCATCGAAAAGGTCGACTCCGTTGCGACGCACCTTGACGCCTACATGAACGACATCGATGAGCGCTTCGCCGAAGTGGTAGCCAAACACGGCGGGCTTGTCGATGAAAACAAGCAGCTTGTCGCGGCCATCGGCGAACTGCGCGAGGCCACCAAGGTTGACGTTAAGGCCGAGATCGACAAGCTGCTCAAGGCCATGGAAGAAATACCCGTTGGCATTTCGCCCGAAGACCTCGCGGAGCTACAGGTTCGAAACGCAGCCACGGTGGACGCCCAGATCGGCACGGCCCTGGCCGGCATGAAGGTCGACTTGCGCTACGACGAAGGCAAAGTCACGCTGGAGGCTGTCGTACCCCGCCATGACGGAACCGAGTCGCGCAGCGTGGTGGACATTCCGGTCGAAATCGGCATGCGCTACCGCGAAGTGTGGCTGGAAAGCGGCGACTACCGGCCCGGCGATGTTGTCACGCACAAGGGCAGCATGTGGATTGCCAAAACCAACACGGCCGGCGAGCCCGGCAGCGACATCACAGGCTGGACGCTCGCTGTGAAGCGCGGCAACAACGGCCGGGATGCGTTCAACATCGAAGTCCACGAAACCCACAAGGAGGGTGCTTTGTACCACAAGGGTGACTTTTTGCGCTGGGGCAACCGGTTGTGGCAGGCCAAGAAGGACGGCCGCAAGGCGCCCGACCTGTCGGAAACCACAAGTACGGATGCATGGTCGCTGATCGGGGGCCTGCAATGATCGTCACGTTGACAGAGCTAAAGACAGCGCTCGGCATTTCGGGCACCACCGACGACGCGCTGCTCACACGTTCACTCACGACTGCAAATGCGCTAATAGCCGGGTACATCGGGTTCGACCTGAGCGACACGGCCAGGGAGCGCACGTACACCACGATCATGGACAACAGCCGGGGCCACATTCGTCTGCCGCTGTACCCCGTGATCGAAGTGGAAAGCCTTACGGCCGATGGTGTCGCAGTCGCCGCCGACGCCGGGTGGTTTTTGTTGCCGGACCTCGGCCTCGTGCAGGACTTTCCTGCCGAGCGGTACGGCACCAGCGGGCGCTACGGTGTGCGTGCGACGGCGATCTACCGGGCTGGCTTCGTGGATGCCGACATGCCCGATGCCATCAAGCAGGCGTGTATCGACATCGCCAACGCCATCTACGTGAATGGTGGCACCGTGCCGAGTGGCGGCGCGGCTGGCGGCACTGGCGAACTTAAGTCACTGACGATGTTCGACGCGATGTCCATGTCGTTCGACACAGGCGCGGCCACCGGCTCAACTGTGGTGGGCGCAGAAGCCCTGCTCGAATCGTGGAAGTTCGTTCTCGACCAGTATCGCGTGAACCAACCGACGATGGCCTAAGCCCATGGCAACAGTTCCGAACATTTCCACGGCCACGCTGAATAACGCCAAAAGCGTTTGGAAGCAGGTAATCGCGCAGTACGGTATGGACGTTACGCTGAAAAGCGCCGACGAGCTAACCGTGCTGCAGATCAAGGCTTTTTGCAAGCGGCCG